TATAATCTGGCCCAGCAAGTGGATAATTTGCGGTATAATTGCTGCTACTAGGATAATGATAAACATTATTAGTCATCTGCAACTCTCTACTACCTGTTAGATTTGCAGATGCAGTCCATATAGCACCCGCACCGGATACTGTACCATTTATACTTGGATACCAACCAATTCCAGAACGACAACGCGCGGATTCATTACTAATTGTATCTACACGAATTGATGTCGGTGGAACCCAAGTAGATGTCCCAGAAGTTCCTGCTGAATTAAATATTGTTCCAGTATATGTACTTGCTGTTGTATATGCGTTTGACGCTATCGTTAATGTTATAGATGCACTTGTGGTTGATGCTGACACTGGTGGAGATGCTGGTAATGTTGCATTTACAGAAGATGCAACTGAATTATTTCCCACTGCAGAAAATATTCTTGTCTGATTATAAAATTGGCTGACTGCATTTGAACCAGTTACTAATATTACTACGGTTTCGCCGGTAGCTAACGTAGGTACACCAGACACGTATCTCGTAGTTCCACCGGCAGATGAGCCTGTTATTGACGTTATAGAAGGTGTCGTTGGATTATCCAACGACCATGAGAATAACGGAGTAGCACCGGTAGTAGAATGTATTAATCGTGCATTGTGTGGCCCCAGTGCTAAACTAGCAGTAGGTGCAACAGATGCTATAAATCCTTTCCAGAAACCTTGCTGACCAAATGTTCCACCATACGGATCTGAATCCGTGGTTATAATAAGATTTCCAAACGTTCCTACATCAGATGCCGTTGTTAAACTATCCTGCGATGCTACTGTGACTACGCCATCAACTTCTGCTTGTAGAATTCCACTATCGGCATCAAATGACAACGTGCTACCAGAACCACTGGTTGCTGCAACAAACGTCCAACTTGCCGTTGGTCTAGCATTTGTTGTGACATTTCCAAACAATGTTGGAGTAGCTCCACTTGCAGTAAATGCTGTGTATACCGTAGCGTTAGTTGTAAGTGTTCGTGTACTTAAATTTGCTGGCTTGGCGGGTGCCAATCTTCCCAAAATAACTTCTATTTTGTCAAACGCATCCTCTGCCTTGTCACCGGAACTAATCCCTGACACATTACCAGCACTTCCACCATATGCACCATCCGTTGGAGTTCCTATAATCACCACTCCACCAGACACATATGACGCGGTTGCAACCGTCCACGTAGTAGCTTGTGTAGAACTAGATACCAATCCACTTGGTTTATTTGATATACTATCCCATGTACTTGCTGCACCGGACACATAACTTGCAGTAATTGCAAACGAAGCTGTTGATGGAGTAAACGTAATGCTTGTTGCCGCACTTGCAGTAGTTGCAAATGACGCAGACACTGCATTGAGTGCCCAACTACCTGTTCCTATAAATGATCCACTAAATGAACCGGTATTTATTTGTGCGGAAGACGACACTACTCCAGAGGGCAATATCGTTGGTGCATACGATGCCGATGTAGCAAATGATGCAGTTGCTGGTGTAAACGTGATGCTCGTTGCTGCGCTTGCTGTGGTTGCAAATGACGAACTTACTGCATTACTTGCCCAGCTTCCAGTACCAACTAATGTTCCTATAAAAGAGCCACTGAAACTACCAGTGTTGATCTGAGCAGAAGAAGATACCGTTCCTGTTGGGAGCGATGACACCACTTGTGCAGAACTACTGACCACTCCAGATGGCAATCCCGATGGTAATACAAATGATGCGGTAATTGCTCTGGATGCAGATGTAGCAAAACTACTAGTTCCAGTAAACGTTCCTGAGAATGACCCACTAAAACTTCCAGTGTTTATTTGTGTAGACGAAGAAACCGTTCCTGCCGGTAATATAGTAGGTGCAAAAGATGCGGAGGTTGCAAACGATGCAGTTGCTGGTATAAAAGTAATACTATTCGCTGCACTTGCTGTACCAAATAATGATCCACTAAAAGCAGTAGCCTGAACAACTCTATTTGGTGATAATGTAATAGATCCAGTTAATAAAATATTTCCAGACATTGGAGCATCCAATGTCAAAAGTGATCTAATGGTTTCTACATTACTGCCAGATTGTTTTAAAAAAAGTTTAGCGTCGGGTACATTTATTGCAAGTTCACCAACTTCCAAGGAGGAAGTTGATGGTATTGATCCCGATGTTAAACTGCGTTTTATAAGAATTGTATCTGCCATATGTTCCTTTTTATCAAATAAATACTATTATAAATAGTCCATTCAGTAAACTTACCACTTCTATTTTTAAGTGTATCAATAAAATCCACCGTCAATATAGCTAGCAGTTATTGCATATGATGCTGATACAGCATTTCTAGACCAACTACCGGTTCCAGTAAATGTACCAACAAAAGATCCACTAAAACTTCCAGTGTTTATTTGTGCAGATGAAGATACGGTTCCGGAAGGTAATAATGTTATTACTTGTGCAGAACTACTAACAATCCCACTAGGAATATTTTGTAACTGAGCGTAATTAACCTGTGTGGACGATGACACTACTCCAGACGGTAATATCGTTGGTGCATACGATGCCGTTATAGCATGCGACGAAGTTAATTCATTGATTATAACACCAAATACACATATACTTCCAGATACACTCAATGATCCAGATAATTCGTGTTGATTATTTGCACGAAGTATTAGTTTTTTATTTTCATTTGAGCTAAAACCACCAGCAAATATTTTTACTTCCTTATCAGCAGTGGCAGTTCCTAATACTAGATTATTACCAGTTGTATAGAAATATCCGTCAAGCGCCTCACCTATACCATCTTCAATACTATACTGACTATTATTCATACCCATGTCAGTATAATTACTTGTTTCTGTACCGCTATCCGCAGTTATAACATAATCCGCAGACGCCGATGTACCTGTGTTATCATTTCTTAAATTGAATTGCATATAGTTGTCTACACTGCCTTCGGCAACGACAACGTTATATGTATTTTCATTTAGTGATTGAATGAATAGTGCTGCTGGAGCGACAGGATCTACGAAGCTTGAATTAATACCAACACTACCACTTGGTGAAATTAATATTCTAGCATTTTGTAAACCATTACCAACACCACTAAATAATATAATATTTTTATCGGGAGAAGCATTTCCTATTAACAAATCACTTCCGGTTGCATACAAATATGCATCTAGTGACGAACCGATCTGATCTGTTCTTGAATATGTACTAGAGTTGATACCAAATTGCACATACCCACCAAAATCATTTCCTACATCGGAAGTTGCTTTGTAGTTTGTAGATGCCGAAACACCATTACTAATATTTCGTATATTTATTCTATAATCATTATCTATTGTACCATGTGCATAGATAACATTTTTAACACCAGTTTCACCCGAATGTACGGCTAATGTTTCACCTTCCAATGAATGTGTATGTGGGTGAGTATCATACCCAATAAAAATACCTGTTGGTAGTTGATATATAATACTTGATGTTAATTCATTGCCAGAAGAACCGGTCCATAAAGGTACGTATCGTGATAGACCACCTATAACTGCTCTGGCTAGTGAAGATGTACCAATTATGTTCCCACCAGAAACGAGCAAGGAACCAGTTATAATTGCCGATCCACTGAATGGAAATCCTACACCAGAACCCGCGTTTAATGCATAACTGGAAGTGGTGGCGAACGATGCCGATACGTTTGCTAACTCGTTAATTTGTTGTGAAGATGATAATAAACCCGTGGGCTTGTTTCCCACACTGTCCCAAGGAATTGAAGCAGATGCCCCTCCCAAAAAACTGGCGGTAGCAGCCGTGACAGCGAACGCGGCATAATCTGCCACTCTATAATAAGTGGATACATTGGTATTAACTGCTGTGGTGGGTAAATCTATATTCACAATGTAGGTATCACCCGCCTGTATGGAGACTCCATATTGGTCGGGTGGTTGTAGATTTACATTATATTGTTCACCTTTATCAACAACAACGAGAATATCACTAGTATCTATTGAACCACTCATTTATTATCTCGTTACAGCAGGACGAACTACCATACTTCCCTCTAATATTCTACGAGTTACAGGAACAACAGATCCACTCGTAAGATATACGTCATATACATAATTTCGCTGAGTTAATTGCAATGTGTCGGCTGGAGTTAATTCTATAAAAATACTTCCAGAAGAATATGGTAAATTTTTTGTAAATGTAAATGTAGCCGCAATTTCATCGGTCGTATAATTTTCACGAACTTGACCAACAAATGCATAGCTAGTTATGTCTACCGGCGTGTTATTTTGATTTTGGTTTTTTAATTGAACGTGTATTTTAAACGTTTCCCCTTGACCAATTTCAAATTTCGTAGATTCTACCATAAATATCTCTCAATATAAGACACCCCTTGTATAAATATAAATTTAAGAGGTAATATGATGGTTTTGTTATGTTTATACAAAAACAAAATCCTCCGTGATTTGGTCACGGAGGATTTTTAAAACCAAAGTACTATTAGTAGTTTAGTATACAGTAATCTGGTTGTACTGTCATTGTGAATTCTACAGGATTGTCCTGTGACCAATCCATATCACCGAATTGAACTTGAGTAATTTGTGCACCCTTGATAATCCACTCTTCAACTCTATCGCCTACTGGTCCTAGAATATTGAGTGTTAAATCTTTCTTATAGAACTCAAGATAACCGTCACGACCAGTTACAGATTCGTGATGTAAACGAACCCATTCCATTACAGCCTGAGCACCTGACGGAACTATTGGATCATACAATGTCATTTGCATTTCTCCCCAAATAGTCTTGCCCTTTACATAACGCTGTACGTTAATGTGATCAATTGGTTTCTTTTCTTGTGTTATTGATGGACGAGCTACTTTCTTAACCAAATATGAAGGAATTCCATCCATGTATAGGATGAAACGATTTGTCATCTTTGGTTCAAACGCGGTGAAGAATAGCTCTTGTTCTGATACTATGTTTGGCATGTATAATCTCCGAAAGGATATCTAGCTATAAATATAATGATATTATAAAATGTGGAGGGAGGCTAATCCCTCCACTTTTTATAGTATTACGCCGTTGGGAATACTGCGCCCGTTGGGAGCACGTTGAAATCAAGAACTATGAATTCAGCGGTCTTAGTTGGCTGCAAGTAGATTTGACCATACAATACGTTACGATCAATTACGTCAGGCGTGTTATTAGTTTCATCCATGATGACACGGAATGCATACAAACCACTGCGTTCTTGTACACTTGCCAAGTATG